GCCGATCCTGTACGTCGCACGGATGACCCCGCCCAGATCAGGAATTTTCCCCTGAGCGTTGTCTCCGAAGAAGATCGTGATGCGGTCGTCCTCGTCGCGGATCGTCGTGAAGTGCTTGTCCGTCGCATTGCTGGAAATGAACGTGTCCACCTCGATCCAAAGCTGCTCGCCGATACCCTCGTCGATGAAGACCTTGAGGGAACCATCAATCACGGGGCTGCCGAGGAGGTCAAACCGCTGACGCTCGATCCCCGTGCTGACGCCGACGTTCTCGCTCTTCGACTGTCCCTGAACTGCCGCCGTCGTCACTTCAAGCTGACCTGCAAGGATGATGGCGTCGTTCACCGTCTCGAAGATGATCGGCGTTTCCGTGGCGTCCGTCGTGGTCTGAATCTCCGTGCCAGCGGGAATCAGGAGGTCGCCCGAGAGGGAGGTCTGGATGGAAAACACCACGTCCACCGAAGCAGGGACCGCACTCCTGAGATCGAAGTCGATGAGCTTGAGGAGGTTGATGACCGAACGCCGCGTGATGGCTGTCGGAAGGAACGCCTCGTTCGCGGCGCGGTCGATGTAGAAGTGAAGGTTGTCGGCGACGAAGGCAAGGAGCCGCTGAAGGACGATCCCGAAGTCGGACAAATTGTGATCTGTCCACTCGGGAGCGAAGAACGGGATCGCCCTCACCATGTCCTGCGAGATCGCCTCGAAGTCTCTCGACGTGTAGTCGATGGGCGGAATTCTCTGGGAAACTTTCGTGAAAGTCGTCGCCATCCTAGATTCCTCCCACGTTGATCTGACCCTGCACGCGCATCTCAGGTGTGATGTACAGCGTCAAGTCTTGAGTCTTCGCATCGCCCACGGAAGCCCCTGCCTTCCGTACCGCTTGACCTTGGAAAGATCGACCCGCCCGAAGGCGACTCGAACCTTCTTCTCTATTTTGCACCATTCCGCGTTCGTAAGCTCGTCCTCGTCGAAGCATCCGTGATGCAGGGCACAGAGGCAGAGGAGATTCCATCCCTCGAAAGGTCCACCGAGCCGACGCGGGATGATGTGCGCTCGATTGACCGTCCGATCCTCTCCGCAAATCACGCACTTCTTTTTCCACGTTCCCCTTTTGCGTCTGGCCTGCTCTTTCGAGTAACACCGACCGCAGATGCCCCGCGACTTGTGTTCCGAATCTGTCTTCCCGCATCGGACGCAGACTTCGTGTTTCGCAGACCATCCGTCGAGTTTGGGCTTGAAACAAAGACCTTCTTCCGTTGCGTGCTTCCGCCAACAGTCGAGGCACAAGCCCGACTTGCACTTGTGAGGCTCGAACAGCGGCTTCTTGCACCGACGGCAGTTTGGATCGGCGGCCTTTCGTGCCTTTCCCTTGAAGTCCCAGTAGCACTTCTTCGAGCAGAAGCCCGCTTGATTCCTCTTGGCGAGTCTCTCGAAATCTTTCCCGCAGACTGGACACTTCAACTTCACCCTTCCGCGATGGAACTCCTGCGGATGCGCTCGCTGATACTTCCATCGACACGCAGTGGAGCAGAACCGAACCCGTTTTCCCTTGGTTCGGCTTTCTGGTTTCCAGAATTCCTTGCTGCACTCCTCGCACTCGAATCTCCTGCTGTTCTTTTTCATGATGAACCTCCTTCTGCACCTTATACGACATATTGCAGTTGAGGTCCACTTAAATCCCACCGACGTTAATTTGGCCTTGGACTCGCATTTCTGGTGTAATATATAGAGGATAGACCAAATTCCCGATCTGCTGCGTGGCGATGATTCGGAACTGGATGTTTGCCTCGATCACGCCTTCCTGAGCGCGGGCGATACTAACGTCGATACCCAGCACTTCAACGCGCCTTTCCCAACGCCGAATCGACTCCAGAATAGCGAATCGAATTCTGGCCGACGAAAGCTCGTCAATGGGGGTGAAGATCAATCCGCGAAGGTCGGACCCGAAATCCCTGTCGATGACGCGACTCCCGATCTTCGTCCCGAGAATCTGCTTGATCGCCATTGCCACCTTGTCCGTCTTCTCAGCCGCAGCAACGCCGACGAGCTTCTTCACCCTGCCGATGGAACTGAATCGGAAAGGGAAGGCCCAGCCTTTGCCGAGGATGTCGGGATGGATCGCCATGTCACTTCACCTTCACAGGAATCGGTGGGTGGGCTGGAGCGCAATTGGATTGCGCTTTGTTCAGCACGCCCATCTCGCGGACGAGATGAACAGCGGCTTCTTTCAGTTCCGTCAGCGTGTCGTACTTGCGCTCGGTGTCGTACTTCTTCTCCAGCTTCGTCTGCGGACGGAGTTCCTCGATTTCCAGCTTGAGGCTCATCCTCCAATGGAGAAGGAGTGAGTGGAGCAGGTCCAACTCGATGTCCTTGTGATTCTTGATCCTCTCTTCGAGAAGGGACAAGAACGCCTCGATGTTCTCGGCCTTGTGCCCGAGGGCGTCACGCTTTCTGTTGATCTCGTCGATTTCGTGGTTCAGGGTGGTGAGGAATTTCTGGAGGTTATCCATCCGCAGCGCGGAAGTGCTGTCTTGCAGATCGTTCATCATCTGCACCAGCACGTCGCCCTGCGATTCCGAGAGGCTCTGAAAAAAGTCACGGATGCCTGACATGGCTCCTCCTAGACCGAGTACACCTTGTAGTAGTCCTTGCAGTCCCGATCCTCGGGCAAGATGACCGCACCACACTCGCACTTGTCACCTACCCGAGCGACGGGCTTGAAGTCGTCCTGCTGGTTCATGTTCCCGCACCACGTCGCGCTCGACGCCTCAACAATCGGATTCGGCGGGTGGTACTCATCGCCGAACATATGCCCCTCGACCAAATCTCCAAGCCGGGACATCCCACCACACGGACTCTGCGAAAGCCCACAGCAAGTAATGATTCTGGCTGGCTCCCCGCCTTTGAAGTGGGTTGTCGGCGATCCGAGGTGCGCGATCTCTTTTGGCTCGTTGCTCATGGCGCGATCCCGTCAATGATTCCCGTGAAGAACGTCGCGTTTGCTTTCTGGCACACCATCTCGTCTTTGATCCGCGTCAGCATAACAACTTGCGCTGGAAGACCCTGCGGACCAACTGACAGGGCGAGGGCGGCCCGCTCTGCATCCAAGGCCGCCTTCCTCTCGTTCATGATGTTCTTGAGCTTGTTCACCTCGGGGGAAAGAGCCGCCCCAAGCTGGTCCATCACCACGTTGATGCAGGCGTCCTGTTCGAGAAGAAAGCTGATTCGGATGGTGCGTTCGAGGATCAGGGCTTCCGTGAGACGGATGAGTTCCAAGGCGAAGTCGATGAGTTCGAGCGGGATTTCGAGGTGGATAATGTCCATGAGCTTCCGCATACAGGCGCGAAGCTCCGAGTCTTGGAGCCTGCCTGTCCACTCGGCTACGTCGGAGATCGGTTCACACGGCATATTTCACCTATGTCGTAGGCAACGGCGGGCAGTCTTCGTCCATCGGAATCGGCGGACAAGTCGCAGGCGTGGGACAGATCGGGGCAAGAGGGGCGATGGGCGCGATGGGAGGCACGGTCGGAATCGGAGGCATCGGCGGGAAAGGAATCGAAGCGGACGGCGAGCCGCTCGTGTGGACGATGGCACTCGCCATGTCCATGATGATCCCGAGCGCGGTGCGGGTGTAGTTACCGAAGACGCTGGCCTGCCAGTCTCCGAGGACAATCTGCTGGAACGACCCTACTACCACCTCGACGCGCTGGCCGATGGTCCAGTTGGTGAAGTTCCCGACGTTGACCTTTTTCTCTTCACCGATGGTGTACTTCGTCTCCCCGTTCGAGTTGAGCTTCGCTTCCGCACCCGCGACGATGCGTGTCACCTTGTTCAAGTTCTGGCGCAGTTCCTCGCCCGTGATGAATTGGCTGACCTTCCCTTGGTTGGAACGAACTTCCTCTCCCGTCACGAAACGATCCAGCTTGGCCTTTCGGACACGAACCTCGTCACCATCGACGAAACTACTCAGCTTGTCCTTGTTGACCCGCTGCTCCGCGCCGTCCACGAAGGTATCGCGCTTCCCTTTCGTCTGACGAATCTCGTCCCCGCCGATGGTGAGCCAGCGATCTCCGTCAACGAGGTGCGTCATGTCCTTCTCAACGTAGGAGTGCTTGCTCTCCTTGACGTGAAGACGGGCATCCTTGTCGATCTCGACGTAGCTCTTGTCCGCGACGCGGATCGAGAGTTCACCATCTACATCAAGCTCGAACCACGACTTCGAGGGGCCGTGCCAGAGGTGGACGCGCCCCTGTCCCGGCGTGTCGTCGATCTCAATGATAATGCCGTTGTTCTTCGTCTTGAGAACTTGGTTGAAGGGATATTTCGGCGGACCCTTCATCCGCAGCGGCGATCCCGGCTGGCATTGATCCACG